GGGGTGCTGGACGGAAAGCGCGTTCTGTGGGCGGCTCCCACGTTTATGATTGCTGCCGATATTTGGCGCGATGCCAAGCGGGCTTTGGCCGAGGTGATCGTGAGCAAGAGCGAGGTAGAGAAAAGGCTTGAGACCGTCAACGGCGGGGTGCTGCGCGTTGCGTCCACTGACGACCCGACTGGGATTCGTGGCCCGGGGTGGGACGGGGCGGTACTGGATGAGGCGGCGTTCATGATCCCCGAAGCATGGCGCGAAGTGATCCGGCCGGCATTGTCCGACCGGCAGGGATGGGTCTTGTTTATCAGCACGCCGAACGGTCACAACTGGTTCAAGGATCTATTCGACCAAGCCATCACGGACAGCGGTTGGGAGCGATGGCAGCGGCCCACATCCGACAACCCGCTGATTCCGCAGGCGGAACTGGACGAAGCTCGGCTGGACATGGGCGAGCGGGCCTTTGCCCAAGAGCATGGCGCCCAATTCGTTGACGTCCAGGGTGCCGAGTTCTCGGGGGCTTACTTCCTGGATTCGATCTGGTTCGATGAGTGGCCTCAGACATTGGTCCACAAGGTGGTGGCCTTGGACCCGTCGAAGGGCAAGAACGAGAAGAGCGACTATTCCGCGTTCGTGATGATCGGCATGGGCTACGATGGCAAGATGTACATCGACGCCGACATTCAGCGGCGTGACGTGTGGCGAATCGCAGACGACGGGATCGACCTGTACCAGCGATGGGGTCCGCAGGCGTTCGGCGTGGAGGTGAATCAATTCCAGGAAGTGCTGGCCGGTGTGATGGAAGAGCGGGCCAAGGTAAGGAGTCTGATGCTGCCGCTGTTCTCGATCACCAACACGGAGAACAAGCGGACGCGAATCCGGGCTACGCTGACGCCGTTCCTGGCACGTGGTGATTTCCGATTCAAGCGAGGGTCGCGCGGGGCGAGGATGCTGGTCGAACAGTTGCGGGCTTTCCCGCTGGGGCAGCATGACGACGGGCCCGATGCGCTGGAGATGGGCGTGCGGCTGATGAAGGGGCTGTTCGAGGGTAGCGGGATGGCGGGTCGCGAGAGCTTTGACCAGGAGTACGCGGTGGCATGAGCAGCGAAACAATTACCATCGGGCGGTGCAAGGCGTGCAAGTGGTGGAGCGAGAAGTGTTGGCGAAACGGAAGCGGGAGCAGATCGTAGTAGCGTGAGCGTGTGAGTTTCGAGGGAAAGGGAAAGGCCCATGAAAACCTGGATTGACGTATGGTTTTGCGGCCCAGTGCTCCTAAGCAGAGGGCTGACGATGTGCGTGCCTCGGCCTCGCAGCCTCCCTTGGGGTGGCGAGTTATGCTGGAGCGTTAATTTGAGGCTGCTCAAGGTGTTGTACCCGCGACACGAAATCGAGGACAGGCTGTGGTTTGCGGCGCGGATGGCGACGAACTGAACGAGAAAGGACGACGAACAATGATCCGACGCACGTTTCTATCGACTATCGTTTCAGCGCTGGCGTGGCCTCTGGCTCTCGTTGCTTCTGCCGGTCGTATAACGTATCGACTCGGCCAATGGGCGCCATTGCGCTACAACGGGACGACGCTGGAGGTTTTGGCTCCCACGAAACCATCGGGAGTGCAGCCAAAGCATGACCGAACAGCAACTGACGACGCCGACGCAATGACGGCGTTCCTCTTGGGTAACGGTTTCGTTTCACGGAAGCAACGGCAAGCTGGAGAGCCTCACGCATGAGCGGCTACATCCCCTTCCCGACGACGGCCCCCGAGGCGGCTCGCTACCTGACTGAGCATTACCGCATGGCGGTCAGCGAACAGAAGGTTCGCCGCGTGTTCGATGAGATCGGCGAGGGATTGCGAGCCGGCCCGCGCGGCCCCCGTCTGATTCCGCAAGCGATGCTCGACCGCATCATGGAGACGCTGGAGCGCGAGGGCTATGTGTTCTCGGCGGACGTGCTGGCCGTCGCGCAAGCCGAGTCGATAGTCACCCCACCGATTGCGGTAGCGTGTAAGCCGGCTACCATGCCTCCCGATCCTCCGTTGAGCAAACCCCAAGACGTGGTATATTCGTCAGTAGATGAACGGCCGCAAGAGCAGACGAGCCAACCGGCTCGGCAGCCCGAGCGGTCGCAACCAAAGTTCAGGGGCCGGCGATCCCGTCGCCGGTAACCTTGGCTGAAGCCGGCTGATCCCCGGCAAGACGCCTGAATCGTCGCTGCCCATCAGGGGGCCTGCGAAGGAAAATCGCGGCCCCTTGTTCTTTTTCTGGGCAGTAGATGGCCAATCTCTTCGGCAAAGCATGGCGATCAATCACCGAAGCGGTGCGGGGTGCGCCGTTCACGTCGCCGCTCAACATGCCGGCCGAGTACCGATTCGTCGATGAGGCCGAACTGTACGCCCGCCTCCGCGTCCTGGAAGAGGCTTGGGGCGAAGAGATCGACTCCCGCGAGCGACTCCATGACGTGCCCGGGTTCGGCGGCGCCGGCGATTCGTTCATCCTGTCCGAGCACGATCTACGCGACGTCCGCTTTGCCGCCCGCGTGATCTGCCAGGCCGATCCCACATCGTGCGGCATCCTGGAAAAGCTCACCAACTACGTGATTCGGACGGGCTTCACGTACACCGCCGAGGCAGAGAAGGGCGTCAACGCTCCGGCTGGGTTGGTCGAGGAAATCCAGAAGGTCGTAGACGAGTGCCGCGACCTGAACGATTTCGATAACGATCTGGACCGAGAAATCTTCGCTACCGCCCACCAGGACGGTGACAACCCGATTGCCCTCTACTGCGACTCCTACGGTCAGACGCGGCTGCGGGCCATCGACGCAGACCAGATCCAGACGCCCGACGGGAAGCCAGAGCCCGGCCGCGACTGGTCTTACGGCGTCGATTCGGCGGCCCGTGACGTGCAGTCGGTCTACGGCTACCACGTCCGCTGGCCGGATGGTTGGGACTACATCCCCGCCGGCCGGATGGAGCACATCAAGCTCAACGTGCGGCGCACGGTCAAGCGGGGCTTGTCGGACTTCTACCCGGTTCACGGCACGCTCAAGGACGCCAGCAAGCTCCTACGGAACATCGCCCGGGGTGCGCAGTTGCAGGCGGCCATCGCCTTCATTCGTGAGCACGCAGAGGGCACGGGTCAAGCCGGCGTCGAGGCCATGCGGTCCAACGTGGCGACCAATTCAAAGGTGGTGCAGCATCCCATCGGGCCGAAGACCGAGTATTACCAGAAGTTCAACCCGGGCAAGATCATCGACGTGGCTGGCGTCAAGTATCATCACGGCCCGATGGGCCAGTCAAACGCGCCCTTGTACATCGAGGTTTTGCAGGCCCTCTGGCGGTGCGCGGCTCAGCGCTGGTCGATGCCTGAGTACATGGTGTCGAGCGATGCCAGCAACGCCAACTTCTCCAGCACCCTCGTGGCCGGCGACCCGTTCGTCATTTACTGCGAGCAACAGCAAGCCTACTTCGGCACGCGGTTTCTGCGGATCTTCTGGAAGGCTCTGCACAACGCCTACATCGCGGGCCGGTTCTGTCAGTTCAGTGTGAGTTGGTCGGACATTCTGAAGATCGTGGACGTCAAGGCCGTGCCGCCGGACGTGGCCAATCGCGACAAGGACAAGGAGACCGCCCGACGCTCCACGCTGTACCAACAGCGGGTGATCTCGCTCAAGCAGTGGCGGCAAGAGGAAGGCTACGAGCCGGATGAGATGGAGACGCAGGTGGCCGAAGAGCCGGCCCCGGTGAGCGTGGCCGTGGGCGGGTTGCCTGGGGCAGTGGCGCCCGAAGCCGGCGCGGCAGTAACGGCAGAGCCGGCGTCTTCCGACGGCGATTCCTTGACCAACGCTGTGGCAGCCGACCAAAAGCAAGAGGTCCAAGTCTCCACCGATCTGGTGCTCAACGGTGCCCAGATTCAGGCCGCCGCGGCGATCGTGTCCGCAGTCGTCGCTGGCGACATGCCGCGAGACTCTGGCATGGGCCAACTCAAAGTGCTGTTCAACCTCAGCGATGAGCAAGCCGCGCAGATCATGGGTAGCGCCGGCACGTCCGCGCCGACCACGCCAAACCCGGTCCCAGCGGTCGCGGATGCACCTGACGGCAAGACTGAACCCGCCGACCAGTCCGTGCCTGAGTCGTTCCAGGATCACCTAACGAGTGCCGTCAAGAACCTGTTCGGAAAGGATTACCCGTGAAAGCTGCAATCGTCCTTTGCTCCCACGATATCGCTTTGTACCTGCAAGTCGGAAAGCTTCGCCTTCCGCAAGGCGTTCGCTTCGTCGCCATGCGTCAGTGCTTTGATCGGGCTGGGATTTACGAAGTCCGGGTCGAAGGTGAAGGGCTTCCCGACACCTTGACCGGCGATCTCTTGCCCCACGTCGATCTGGTTGAACTTCCAAACGGTTCTGTTGAACTGGTCGGGCCGTGGAAGTACGCCGCTCCCGTTCCAGCCGGATCTGTTGTGTTGACGGAGAGCCATGTTGCCTGACCTCCCGGACCGCGCCCAATACGAAAAGCGCCTGACCGCCACGGTGGCCGACGTGCTGGCCAGCCAACGCGCGCGGGCCGAATCGTCCACGGCGATTCCGTGGTCGGCGTTCAGTCAGCAGATCCGCACGGACCCAGGCATCTCCGCGGCGCTGGCCGCCCCGTTCACCGTCGCAGCCGTGGGGATCACCGACCAGTTCAACGTGGGCATCGGCCGCAAGACGATCGACCAGCGGGCCGCGCAGTGGGGCCGCGACTGGCAGTCGGTTCTGGCGGTCGGCATGGTCAGCACGGGCCGCGACGTGATGGCGGGCCTCGGCGACTCCCCGGCCCCGGAAGAGAGAGAAGCCGCCTTTGACCGGCTGTTCGGCGTCAAGCGTGCCAACGTCATCGGCGTTACCGAGACCACGCGAGCCATTTCGTGGGGTGAGGCGGCAGCGGCCGGGCTGGTCGAGGCGGCTATTTCCATGCGGCTGGAACCGGAATGGGAAGCGGAGGGCGATGGCAGTACGTGTGCGGTCTGCAACGCTCTCGACGGCGAGGGCCGGGCAACGTGGTGGCCACGGTTTCCGTTCGGCCCGCCCGGACCGCATTCCGGTTGCCGGTGCCGTTTCCGCTGGAAGATTCGCGGCCCGATCGGGGCCAAGGGATAGGAGACCAAGAGACCATGGCGAAGTCAAAGCAGAGCAAGAGCGACGGCGTGGAACTGTGCGAGAGTGTCGATCTCCGCGGTGCCAAGATCGACCGTGAGCGGGGCATCGTGCCTGACGTGAAGGTGTTGGGATTGGTGTCGCGCAACCCGCGCGACTACACCCCGAACGCACTCCGCAAGGCCATCGGCCTCTACGAAGGCGTCCACGTCAACATCGACCACAAGTTCGCCGGCCCGGGAATGGACAACGTCGTTCCGCAGCGGTCCTATCGCGACCGTTTTGGCTCGCTGAAGAATGTGCGGTTCGTCGAGAACGACGGGCTGCGGGCCGACTTCTACTACAACCCCAAGCACCCGTTGGCCGAGCAGTTTGCGTGGGACGTTGAACACGCCCCTGAGAACGTCGGCTTTTCCCATCGCGCTTTCGGCAGCGACCGCAAGGTGGGCGACCGCTACCTGGTCGAGGAAATCTCCGTTGTCCGTTCCGTGGATCTGGTCGCCGATCCGGCCACCACGCGCGGCCTGTTTGAAAGTTACCAACCCGAACATAAGGAGCACGTTGTGAACAAGACCATCAAGGAAATTCTCGAATCCCACAAGACCGATTTCCGGGCCTCGCAACTTCTGGCGTTGGTCGAGGAAGACATGGGCGGCCTGCCCGTGGATCTGCCGGCGGCCGATGGCGGCGGCGACCTGCCCGCCGAGGATCAAATCTGGGCCGCGTTCAAGTCTGCCGTCAATGCCGTGCTGGACGACGACAAGATGGACATCCCGGCCAGCATCAAGCGAATCACCGAGATCCTCAAGAGCTACGAGAAGCTCGAAGCCAAGCCCGAGGCGGCCAAGGAAGAGAAGAAGCCCGCCGCGACAGCCGCCACCGAGAGCCTTCAAAGCGAACTGGCCGAATGGAAGGCCAGGACGGCCAAGCTCGAAGGCGAGTCGGCGGCCTACCGTCTCCTCCAGGAATCCCACCTGCCGGCCAATCCCATTTGGGTTGAGGCCATCGCTTCGCTGCCCGAAGCCAGCCGCAAGGCGTTCGTCGAGAGCATCCCGAAGGACGGCTTTACCGAGGCCCGGTCGGCAACGTCGTTCAGCGAGAGCGACAAGAGCGGCGGCAAGGGAGCCACGAAGGTGCCCGAGACGGCTGACGAGTTCGTTGCCGCCATCACCAACTGACCGCAGGGAGCCACCGTGTCCCAGCCCATCGTGTTTCAGTTCATGCCAAGTGGAAGCCGCAACGTAGATGCGTTCGCGGGGCAACGCTTCAACTTGGAAGCAACGCGGCGCTATCGGGCCGTGTGCATCCCGCGCAACGACTCTGCGCTGGGCAAGAACTTCAACCACGGCTGGGCCGAGGCCCTGGACGCGATGCCTCGCGGTGTCACGCATTTCGTGATGCAGCACTCGGACGTTGTGCCGCCTCCGTGGTACGTCGATACGCTCATGGACGAACTGACCGCCACCGGCGCGGACATCGTGTCGGCTGCGGTGGACATCAAGACGCGGGCGCGTCTCCGGTCAACGGCCGTGGGCCAGCCGGACGACAAGTGGGACTGGCGGCGGATCACGGCCAAGGAAATGAGCCGACTGCCCGCGACGTTCACGGCGGCCGACCTGCCCGATTGGTTGACCACGGGCGGCCGGACCTGGTTGCTGGCCAATACGGGCTGTTGGATCACGGACCTGCGGAATCCGTTATGGCAGCAATGCAAGCCTGACGGCTCCATGCTGTTCGACTTCTCGCAAGAGGACCGGATTACGTTTGCGGCAGACGGCCGGAGGCGGATTGAATTTCTGCCCGAGGATTACCGTTTCTCGCGACTCATTCAGGCGGCCGGGGGCACGGTCGCGGTTACGCAAAAGATGGACGTCCGCCACGTTGGCGTGACGACGTTCCCGGCCGATCCACTGCCCGAAGCGGAGACCGACCAGGAAGGTATCGACTTTCACCTCGCCCGCAAGGGCCTTCAACAGGAGACATGAAACCATGTCGAAGCTTTTGGAACTGCCGGAAGGCCTTGAGCGCCGGCGACAATACGACTTCTTCTGCGACTTCACGGCGCAGCCCGACACGTTCGCGCTGCCCCTGGAGCCGGTAACCGCTGGCCCGAATGCCGGCGATGACACGGCCGCTACGCTGGTTGGCATCATCCCGCGAGCTAGCCGGATCGTGGGTGGGTACATCTGCGTATCAGCCAATTCGGCCGGCATCGACGCCAACAACACTTCGGCTTGGGTGGTTGCGGTGGGCGGATCGACGGCGATCAGCAAGACCAACACGGCTGACCTAGTCGAGAATACGCCTGTTGCCTTGAGCGCAGCGGCCCTTCCCGACGCGGCGGCCGGTAGTGCGGTGACGTTGGCGATCACCAACGGAACGACGGCCGACCTCAACTCTGCCGTCTGCTACGCAGCTTTGGTCTTGGCCGACAAGGCGTCCTTCCCTGCTCCAGGCCTGAAGGTCATCGCCAGCAATGCGGGCACCGTCACCATCAGCGATGGCGTCAAGGGGATCTGCGCCCTCAGCCCTGGTGCAGCGGACAACGACGAAATCTACCTCTGCACGGCCACGGAGACGTTCAAGTTCGCCGACCAGAAGCCAGCCGTGACCGAGTGGCTGATTCAGTGGACCGAGGCCAACACGGACGACGCCAACGTAATCTGCGGGTTCAAGGACGCGGTTGCCGCGGACTCCGTGTTGGATGACGGCGGCGGACCGGCCGCAAGCTACTCGGGCGCCGTCTTCTTCAAGGTCGATGGCGGGACCACCTGGAACGTCGAGACCAGCGTAGGCAGCACGCAAGAGACCAAGGCGCTGACCGCCAGCGTGTCGCTGGACAAGACGCTCCACAGTTCATCCAGCTCCAGCTACCAGATCCTGCGAATCGAGATCCATCCGTATTCGTCCACGCAGGTGCGCGTTGAGTTCTACATCGGCACGCTGGTCAGCGCCGGCGATTGGAACATGATCCACGTGGCCACCAACTACGTGACGTTTAGCGGCTGCACCGAAATGCAGGCGTTTTGCGGAATCAAGAACGGGGCGGCCAACGCCGAGACCCTGAATGTCGATTACCTTGGCTGCGGGCAACTGCGGTAGGCCGGGACGAACCAAGAACCTCAACCAATCCGAAACCAACGAGACCATGAGACTTTAGAACGCGGGACCGGCGGGCCTTCCGCCGGAACCAACAGAGGCTAAAGCGGGAGTAGCTACCCGCGAGAAGCCACAACCTTCGCTGCCTGTTGTGGGGGCCGCGCGGGAGACCGTACGGTCCCCCGTTCGTTTCTACAGGAGCGAAACAATGCGTGCGACGATCAACTACAGGGAACTCAAGAGCATGTACGACGCTGCACGCAAGCAGCACGGCAAGCTCGGGGGTTCGCGAAAAATGGTACGGAGCCTCTCGGAGTCGCTTCGAGAGAAGAAGCTGGCTCCGACGGATTTCTCCATCAAGGATCTGGCGGAAGCCCTGATCTGCGACCACAACGGAGAGCCCGTGGGCCGCGACTGGGTGCGCGACCTGGACCCGTGCCGGTCGGATGGCGTGAGCCTTGCCGAGGCCGCCAACGCCGTGGACATCTCGGCGTTCTCCAACATCACCCAGCAGATCGTTTCCGCCCAGGTGATGGAGGGCTACGAGCAGGCGGCGTTCGTCGTCTCCGGCCTGGTGCGCACGATCCCCACCAAGCTCGACGGCGAAAAGATCCCCAGCATGGGAAAACTGGCATCATCGGATGTCGAGAACATCCAGCCCGGAATGCCGTACCCGACGGCGGGAGTCGGCGAGGATTGGCAGGAGACGCCCAGCACGACCAAGAGCGGCTTGATTGTGCCCGTCACCAAGGAAGCCGTGTTCTTCGACAGCACCAACCAAGTGCTGGACC